TTTGTAAACATCTAAATTTGCTCCTTCAAATACTACTTCAATTGGTTTTTCTAGTTGAACATATCCTTCAAACGATTCCAATACAGTATTAGTTTTTTTGCTTCGTTTTTCAAATTTACTATTTTCGAAAGTTTGTTTAGCAAAATTGGAAGAAACCCAATTCATATTCATTCGATTTAAACCCTCAATCCATTCAGCTTTACATAAATCGGATTCAATTCCAGCTGTTACCCCAATATTATATTTTCCAATAGGTTGGAATTCATTTGGGATAGAAATCTGCATCCAAATGTCAGGTTTACCATTTAAAGTAGGAGAATCTAATTTATATTGATGTAGATGATTCCATTCAGGATTGTCTTCACAAAATCCCCAAGCAGTACTTCCCCATCTTTGGGGTAAAAGTTTTACATCATATTTATCTAGATTTAAAATTGCTTGGATAATATCTCTAGCTCTAGCCCCATATCCTGAATAAGTGTCATAAGGGCTGCTAATTACAAAAACTGGTTTACTCATTAGTAATATAATTTATGTGGTAAAAACTTTCCTTTGTACTCGGTAGCATTGGTAATCTCGTACTTTTCTTTGGGTTTCCAAGTAGAAAATAACTCATTAAATGCTTCCATAACTCTTTCTGCTTGTTTTTCGGAAGTGAATCCTGCTTCTCCAATTGCCCATTCTCTTCCTTTTAATCCTCTTGCTTTACGTTCCGCTCTAGGTAAGTTATAAATTTCTTTAATTCTTTCGGTTGCATCTTCCCATTTACATCTATCATCAAAAATGTAAGGTGTTTGAGGAGAACCTTGGATTGATCTTGAGGTTGGATAAACTGGAAATACCCATTCACCATGTTTAGTTAGTGTTCCATTGTGATTTGAAGGGAATTCTGCAGTGGGGGTAAACCATTTTCCATCTTTATCTTCAAATCTCATTTGATCTTGCATACCACCTGTAACGTTAGCAATAATTGGAGTACCTGCTAAAATTGCCTCTGTAATGGTCAAACCCCAACCTTCGTTAGAAGTTAACAATATTTGAGCATCTGCAATATTATACAAATAGTTAAGTTGGATTGAAGATAATTTTTGTGTTGAGAATTTAATAGCATTAGGATAACTTTCATTAAAGAAATATTCTTTAACTTTTCTTAAATCGGTACCATGCTCACTTACAATTTCAGTATGTAACACCATCTGGCATTTATTAGCTTGTTCTTTAGGTAAACTATCTAAGAATGCTCTAAATGCTAACATTGCATCTGGGATTTGTTTTCTTCTAATGTTACGAGAGTTAAAGAATAGAACAAAATCCGGATCGTCTTTACCAAAAAATTCCTTCTTAAATTTTCTTAGTTCAGGATCATTTTCCTCAATTGGTCTATAAACATTATGATTTAAGCCATGAGGAACATACCTAAATACTTTGTTTTTACCTTTATCACCTAAAACTAGTTGGTTAATGTTAACAGTTTGTTTTGAAATACCCATTAACAAATCACAAGCCTCATAGTAAGGTCTGTTGTACATAGGAGCAGGGTAATCATCCCAAATATTCAAATATGCAATCGGAATATTTTTTCTAATTTCTTGCTCAATGTTAAATAACCATACAAAATATCTTGGATCTGTAATTAACATTATAGCATCAGGTTTTTCTAACTTGATTACCTGACGTAAAAAATCTACATCTCCATACCCACTAGTAGGATACATCATAACGTATGCATCTTCAATGCCTGCTATTTTGTTACTATCTGCGCTTAGATCTAATTTTTTACCTTTGTCTGGGTGATTAATAGCACCCCCAATATTAACCCAATTAAAGTGATGACAGGTGTGTGTAACGATTTCTCTAGCAACTGTTGCTACTCCAGAATGAACTCTAATGTCATCACAAATTAAAACGATTTTTTTTCTTTCATCCCGTGGGATGTAATCAAAACTTTTATTCATATTTTACTTTTAAAGTTCGGTGAGGTTTTGGTTTGTAATTTTTTTACGAAAATCTTCATCCGTAAGATACAAATAAATAGCTCGATCGGCAAGCTTTTGAAAACTAAATTTTCGTTTTACGCATTCAATTTTAAAACTTTCAAATAAGTCACTTTGAATTTTTACGCTTGTTAAAGTTAGGTCTTTAGCCATAATTAATAATTGTTTAATAGTTATTGTATATTAATATATATAATATAAATATATAAGTAGTATCAAAAAATAATGCCTTCTCCGCAATTATCTTTATCTTCTTTAAAAGGACAATATAAACAATTCCATTTACTTACAACTTTTGGATATTCTTCTTCCCTTATTTCTCCAGAAGTATTAAAACATTTTTTTATAAAACTATTTAAAGCTTCTTTAGCCTTAGTTATTTTTATTTTTCCACTAGCAGGAACAAATGTTTGTACTCTGTAAGCTTGATGTGGAGATAATATTTTCTCGTCATCCCAATCCATTACTTTCCGTTTAACAATAAAGAATTCTACTTCAATGTTGTCAATAGGGATATTGTACTGTTCTGAAAAGAAATGTTTGTATAGTATTAATTGAAATTGTTTATTTTCGTCCTTCTTTTCCTTATCTCTCCATCCACTAGTACTTGTTTTTATATCGAGAATTTTGAATGTATTAGTTGGTTCATGGTACATCACAACATCCAAAAATCCATTGTATAATACGTTATTATACATTTTATTTGGCTGAATTACAATGGGTATCTCACAACCTACTAGATACCATCCTCTTCTAGAAAAATACTTGTTTCGTTTTTTCTTCAACCAATTCAAGATTTCTACCCCATCATCAAAAAATTCTCTCATTTCCTCTGCTGAGGAAAAATGTTGTTTATTGTTTGATGTGTATTGAGCTTTATATTCTCCAACAAACTTTTCCTGGAATATTTCTACTAGATCTAGTCTATCGGCTTCAGCCCCACTGCTAGCATACATTACATCCAAATATTTTTGAATAGCCTCATGCATTGCAGTACCAAATACAGTATGGATAGAGGAAGTAAATACTTTAATTCTATCCTTGTACTGCAATTTCCATCTGTGGGGACAGTTGTTGAATATGGTTAGTTGAGAGAAAGAAATTCCTTTTTGGTAAGCATAGTTCACGGGTGGTGGAGTTGCTTTTTGGATTTCTTTAACTATTTTAGGTAGTTTTTTGGGCAAAATCTTTTAGTTTTTCTATGTACAAAGTAGCATCCATTAGTTCTTCCTGGAGGTGGTTCAACCAGTCTAGGAAATCTAAATCATCTCTTTCTAAAGTAGTATTGTATTTTTTAATTCCAGTTTGTGAACGCTGTTCGAATTTTTCTTTTACAGACTGAACATATTTGTCCTGTCTATCTTTTTCTCTATCATAGTAAGCAGTTATAGAATCGCTCATTAAATTATAGATTTAGATTTAAAATATTTTTGTAATGCTTCAATTTTATCATCTGCATCCACTAACATAGTTAGAGCTTCTTCAGCATTGTTATAAAAATCTTTAGTTGAATGATCTCCAATACCTGCGGGATGTTCAGATAATAGATTAAGAGTTAACATTGCTTTGCTTTTTTCAGCCATTGCTTGGGTAAGTAGCATATCGTACAATTCTGGTTTCATTTTAATAATTTTTTAATTTCTTTTTCTTCTAAACCTTGTTTATTTAAAATACTTTGTATTTCTTTTTTATCTAAAATCTTTAAATAGTCTTTTATTTCTCGAGCAGAAACGTTAAAATGTTTTTTAAGTTGTAGAACTAGATCTTTATCAAATTCTTTACTGCTAGATTTAACATATTTAGACCATTTGTTGTTTTTAGGGATATATTCTCTATAGATTGAATATATTTGTTTTTTGTTGGATGGAGGTAATGCTTGAACTTCATTTACTAATTCTATATAGTCTGGGTTCATACTTAGGAATCGATGTACCATGTAAGAATTCCAAATATCCCAATCCTGATTGGTAAATGTATCAGGATGGGATTTGGTAGAATTGATTTCCTTTAACCAATCAAAAACGTTTTTCATTAAATACTTTCGTCTTTAAGTTCTTCACGCAATTCTTTAGGCAATGCATCTGCAAAGATTTGGAATGTATGGGGATCATAAAATACAGGAATTGGTAGAATTGCATCTTCAGATGTACCTGCAATAAACTTGGAGATTTTTCTCAAGATAATACCTTGTTGAAATACACTCCCACCTTCAGAATTTTGAATTCCTGTAGTGTTTTTTAGATCAATGTTGAGTTGTGGTTGTTCCATTTTTATTTGTTGTTTATTAAATTTTGTATTAAACTCATAACGTTAATTTCCTTATCAATACGAAAATTAGCTTTGTATTGGTGATCATTTACTAGCATAGCTACTGTTCCTTCTTTATTGGGTAAGTATTCAGAAGCTTTTTCGTATAGTGCTCTAAACAATTCATCAAAATCTTCCACATTTGAATCCGCAATCGTTTGTCGAATGTTGTTAAAATATGGTTTTGGTTTTTTTAATTCATCAATTACTTTATCT